GTAGTTCTGTATTTGAATATTTTTATGCAGACCCTAACATTATTGTTACTGCTCCTGATAAGAGTATTGAAGTAGATAACTTTTTCCAGTTCGACTTAACTAAAGATGATATTGATATGATCATGAAGGCAGCAGCTATTACAGCAGCTCCTATGTTAAGTATCGTAGGAAGTGGTGGTGAAGTAATTGTTACAGTAGGCGATCCTAGCACTCCTAAGTCTAATAGTTTTAGACAAGTGATAGGTTCTACAGATAAAGAATTTGATGCAAGACTTGCAGTGGAAAACTTTAAGGTTATTCCTGCTAGTTATAGTGTTACATTATCTCAGAAGAAGTTTATGTTCTTAGAAAGCTCTAAGAGTGAATTGAAATACTGGTTGGCGCTTGAGCGTTCATCAGTTATATAGGAGACATTATGGACGAAGATAAATTAGAGGTGAGCCTCAGAGAGGCAACCAATGGTTGGATTGTAGAATTCAACAAATTTGGTGAAACTGTAGAATACATTTTCACTAGACCTAACCCAGCAATAAACCTAGTTAGAAAAGTAATGAAGGGTGAGCTAGATGTATTTTCTCAGGAGGAGATAGATGAGTGAATTAAATACAAACTTTCCTAAGGCAATACTAAAGAAACATGTTAAGGCAGTAGACGGCATTAGTCGTTGGGTGGACATTGATACACTAGAACTTGCTGAAGACAGAAAAATTGTAGTATTTGGATTGCCAGGAGCATTTACTCCTACTTGTTCTAGTCAACAACTACCAGGTTTTGAAAAACTATATCATGAGTTTAGAAAGGCAGGTATTGATGACATCTTTTGCGTAAGTGTTAATGACACTTTCGTAATGAATGAGTGGGCATTAGATCAAGGACTCGTCAATGTAAAACTATTGCCTGATGGTAGTGGTGAGTTTACAGTTAAGATGGGTATGGATGTAAGAAAAGACAATCTAGGATTTGGAATGAGGTCCTGGAGATACGCAGCAGTTTATGACAACGGACTTTTAGTCTGGTCAGGTGTTGAACAAGGTTATGGAGACAATTTTGAGGGTGACCCTTATGATGTTTCTAAACCTGAGAATGTTTTGGATAATGTAAAAGCATTTGGGTGGCCAAGTGTTACTGAAACATTAGGAGAAGAAGGTAGGGAGATAGAACTTAACTTCTCAGAAACGACAGATGTTAAGGAGACTTTTTCGTAGACCTTTTTGGGTGGTCAAAAAATGGCCGATATTTTGGAGCAAAAAAGTTTCTGATAATTATGAGTAAGGTGAAAGATGGAAGCAGGACAATTTCTTTGGGTTGAAAAATATAGACCCTCGCGTATAGAAGATTGTATATTGCCTGAACAGGTAAAAGAACAATTCCAACAGTTTATTAGTAAGGGTGAAGTCCCTAACTTATTGTTGAGTGGTTCAGCAGGCACAGGTAAAACAACAATAGCTCGTGCGTTATGTAATGAGTTAGGTTGTGATTACATTGTTATTAATGGTAGTGATGAAGGTAGGCAGATTGACACTCTTAGAACTAAGATAAAACAATTTGCATCTGCTGTATCCTTTGAGGGTAAGACTAAGGTAGTTATACTTGATGAGGCAGACTATATGAATAGAGATAGTGTCCAGCCAGCCCTTAGAGCGTTCATAGAGACGTTCTCTGAGAACTGTAGGTTTATATTTACATGTAACTATGCCAATAGGCTTATAGAACCCTTACACAGCAGGACTACTGTTATAGACTTTAAATTAGCCCCCTCAGATCGCCCTGTATTAGCGTCTAAGTTCCTTAAACGTATGGAATACATACTAGGCACAGAAGGCGTAGACTTCAGCCAGAGGGTGCTCGCTGAGCTCCTAAATAAGCATTTTCCTGACTATAGAAGGGTCATAAATGAGCTACAGCGTTACTCTGTAGGGGGTAAAATAGATGAGGGTATATTAAGTAACTTCCAAGAAATCAATGCTAAGGCGCTTGTAGAGAGTCTAAGGGAGAAGGATTGGAAGAAGATGAGGCAATGGATTGCTAATAACGTTGATACTGACCCTCAGGCTATATTTAGGCAGATATATGATATACTGCTCCCTGAAGTGAAGGGTATTCCTCACTTGGTCTTGTTAATTGCTGATTATCAGTATAAAGCAGCATTCGTTGCAGATCAGGAGATTAACTTGACAGCTTGTTTGACAGAAATAATGGCGAATGTGGAGTTTAAATGAAACAACAACATCAAAAAGTTCCTACAAAAAAGGAAATAGAGCTAAAAAAGAAACAAGCACAGGATAGGCGTAATGGCTAAGAAAGATGCAGTTCTAACTTTGCGTGTATCTAAACAAGAAAAGGAAGAAATCAAGAAAGAGGCTGAAATCCGAGAAATCACGGTTACAGACTTATTGATGAAAGGTTTCAAAGTATTGAAGGAAGGACAATATATTGACTTTAAGTAGATTATGGAGATTATGGTGTTTATCCCTAGGCGACAAAGCAAGTGATAACACCAAGGATGCAGATATGGTGGCAATCATGAGATCAGTGGTTGTTCTTGTTAATTTTATAACCTGCTTTTTTATTATAGCAGGTGTTATTAGGCATTTTTAATGAGTGATAGTATTTTAGAAGGATTTGGAGAGGCAGTTGAAGCTGTTGATGAAGAACAGTTCGAAGATAAACTGAAAAAGATATCTCCCTTTGACTTTGTAAACAGTATTAATTATTCTAAAGAAGATTTGATAGTAGATGAAAGGACAGAAAAAGAATACAATCCTTTTATCGTAAATCGTGCTATGGGATTTGGTCCTGACACAGTTATTGCAGGAAATGAAATGAATAGTAGACATCACTTAGATAATAAAATGCAGTATGACTTTCTAAGGTCCACGGTTAGGAAGGCAAAAAGATACAATAAGTGGATTAAGGCAGAAGAGTCAGATATTGAAGCAATACAGAAGTTTTTTGGATATTCATTTTTTAAGGCAAAAGAAGCACTAAGAATTCTAAATGAAGATCAAATAGACAGAATCAAGTTACACTTATCCATGTCTCAGGGTGGCCAAAAGGTCCAAAAACATAAATAACTCTTATAACACATTAATTATAACGAGCAACTGAGAATGATTGATCAAGAGAATTACTTTAATATTGACTATCCAGGTTATTCACCCCTAGAAGTTACATTAAAGGACCCAGAAGACTTTTTGAAGGTTAGAGAAACACTATCCAGAATAGGTGTTGCTTCCAAGAAAGAAAAGGTCCTTTATCAGTCTTGCCACATATTGCATAAGAAAGGTAGATACTTTATTACACATTTTAAAGAACTATTTGCATTAGATGGTAAGGCAGCTGACTTCCAAGAGAACGATTTACAGCGCAGGAATACAATAGCAAAACTTCTATCAGACTGGGGTTTGGTAGACATTGTATCTCAAGATGTAGATGACTATGCTCCTTTATCACAGATAAAAATCATAGCGTTTAAGGAGAAGGGTGAGTGGGAGCTAATCCCTAAATATAACATTGGAAAGAAAATCAAATAACCAAGAATATTGGCTAAACAAGATAAAAACAGAGCTGGACGAAGTTGGTCCAGGATTCTGTATCTTAAAATGGCACTATCTTGAGTTATCTTTAGCAGAAGGTCTAAAACACTCCTGCTACCATTGTCCACAACACAAAATACCTCTTAAATCAGATTTACACAATACACCTACAACAAAAGAAGTAAGAAAACAGATGCTGGATGGATTGAAGCCAGCCGAAGATAATTACTGCTACGATATCGAGAAAACAGGCAACTATTCTGATAGGCAATATCTTGCCGTTCAGTTCATAAAAGAAGACCCTAACATTATCGCCAAGACAGCTGCACTAGAACCTGATGAAGAAGTTTATCCTAAATATCTAACAGTCAGTTTTACAAATAGATGTCAAATGTCCTGTATATATTGTGGTGCAGGAAAAAGTTCTACATGGAAAAAAGAGATAGATGAATATGGACCTTATCCTTTATTAGTAAAAGAGAATAAAGATAAGTATATGCCTAGAGATGATATAATGAGACCTGAGGATAATCCTTATGTAGATAAATTCTGGGAATGGTTACCAGATGCTTATCCTCACCTACAAACAATTAGACTTACAGGTGGTGAACCTTTATTAGATGAAAATACATTTAAGTTATTACAATATGTTAAAGATAATCCTAAAGAAATATCATTTGAAATAAGCACAAATTTAATGGTTACAGATAGGCGTATAAGACAATATATAGATTTAGTAAAAGATGTGCCTGGACAGAAATGTTATGTAAGTATAGATTCATGGGGCGATCAAGCAGATTGGATTAGAACAGGATTAGATACCTCACAATTTGAACAAAATTTACATAGAATACTAGGTAACGGTATTAAAGTAGGTATTATGTGCACCTTTAATTTATTATCTATTCCTAACTTTAGTGAATGGATTTATAGGATGGCACAATTCAAACAACAATATCCAGGACTGCTTACAGTTGATATTCCTCAAATGGTAGAGCCATTACACCTAACTACAAGAATTGCTGATAAAGAACTAATAAATATGCTTGATAGTTCGTTAGAAGATATGAAAATGTATTCTGATACTTTTGAAGAATATGAAATATCTAAATTTAAAAGAACAATAGATTGGACAAAAGCAAATTTATTTACAGGAGCTGAACTATCAAGACACAGATATGATTTTGCTAAATTTGTCCATGAGAAAGATAAAAGGAGAGGAACAAACTTTTTAGAAACCTTTCCAGAAATGAGAAATTTTTATTATGAGTCAATCTACGATAATTCATCCAATTAATCCTTTTGTTGCTATAATAGACAACTTTATACCTGATCATATATGTGATGAGATTATAGAACTTGCTAAAGAACAAGGTATGGAACGTTCAGGTGTAGGTGATAACGCAGAAAATCCACAATACGATTATAGAAGAACAAGTTCAGGAGTATTTCTAGATTACACTCATGTTCCTGTAGCAACATTTTTATTCAAAGCAGCTAATGAACTAAAAGTTAGGCCAGAACAAGCAGAAAAATTACAAGTAGTTTCATATGATTTAGGAGAAGAATATGCTCCACATCATGACGCTTTTGAACATGACTCTAAACAATTACATGAAGGAGGCGGACAAAGAGTAGCAACAGCACTTCTATATTTAAATACACCATTAGAAGGAGGAGCTACAGAATTTCCTCAATTACCTGTAAATGCACATGAACCTGGTTATGAGATATTAGCAAAGAAAGGTAGATGTGTATTCTTTACAACAACATTCTTAGGAACAACTGCCCAACATCCTTGGTCATTACATGGCTCTACTCCTGTTATAAGAGGAGAAAAATATGCCTGTAATTTATGGTTTAGACAAGGACAAAGATTTAAAATGAAAACACCATTTGACAAGTCTAAAAATGAATAATCTTATAAATAATAACGCATCACCAACTTTATGTTGGATTATTATTGGAGTTCTGTATAGATATTTAACAGATTTACTTTATAATGTAATGATGAGGATCAATCTTTTAATAGATAATGTTCATCACTTACTAGAGTTTATCAGGTCATGCAGCCAATATGTAGGTGTATTTGTGATGGAGTTAGGCGAACCAAATGTCTTTGACCACTGGGGGCCGCGTGATACAGTGCTTGCACATAGTAGTAAACGGCAGTGCGTAACTCCTGATCATCTTACTGATACGCCGAAAGGGTATCATTTTATATTAACCTTGCTAACTAATAGGAGGAAACTAACATGGTAAGATTAAGCACGACTAATTGGAACAATTTCGTTTCAGCATTCCCACAAGTAGAAAGTAGATTAATAGGATTTGACAGAGTATTTGACGCTGTCAATAGACTTCATAGTATTGAAGGCGGACAATCTAACTCTTTCCCACCTTACAACATCAAGAAACTAGATGATGAAAATTATGAAATCACACTAGCTCTTGCAGGCTTTAAAAAGTCTGAATTAAGTGTTGTTGTGGAAGACGGCAACCTTGTCGTCAAAGGTGAGCAAGAAAAATCAGAAGATGAATTCTTGCACAAAGGAATTGCAGAACGCAATTTCACAAGAACATGGGCTTTAGCAGATGAAGTTAAAGTATCAGGTTCTAAACTTGAAGATGGAGTTTTAACTATTTCACTGGTTCATGAAATACCAGAGGAAAAGAAACCTATCGATATTAAAATTAAATAATTAAAAGGAGAAGGAGCATGTCTAAAAACATCCAAATAATCAAACTCACATCGGGTGAAGACTTAATTGGTGAAGTAGGTGACACAGAGGTAGATGGAAAAGCATTTCTAACTATTGATAAACCTGCACTAATCATGATGATGCCTAAACCTGGAAGTGATACTGA